ATTGAGGTTTGTGTGAATCGTTTCGATGATGAAACCAAGCAATCCTTCCTTGAGCTGTATGCCAAGATTGATGCTTCCATCGATGCCCCTGTTGAAACTGAACCCCAAACTACTGAAACTGAAACCTTCTGATGTTTGAAGACCTCCCTCGCCACACTCTCATTCGCATGACGGATGGGAGTGTTTTTTTAATCAAATGCTGCGTGATGGAATATCACAGTGGCAAAGAAATCCCTTGTTACTTGGGTCACCGATACATTACTGAGGTTGACTACTACTCGACAAGGTGCTATACTAACCAAATAGATTCTGTTATCAAGGAAGTCTAACTATGCAATGGAAATACAATGAAGACAAAATCCTCAAAGATATTGAGGACTATGTTGTGAGCACTTATCATGGACACTACTGTGGAGATGAAGATGGTTACGATGATATTCAAACTATTGACCTGATGGCAGCGAAGAAGCTTGCTTCTGGTTTCTGTCAGGCAAACATTCTCAAATATGGGAGTCGATACGGTGATAAAGATGGTCGCAACAAACGAGACCTCCTCAAAGTGATTCACTACGCTATGCTACTGCTAAACTTTGATGGTCACTACACCCGCACTCAAAATGGTCTACAGGAGTTTAAATGAGCACTATTGCACTTTCTAAAACCACAATTGATATTCTGAAAAACTTTTCAACTATCAATACATCTATTGTAATCAAAGAAGGTAATATCCTTCGCACAATTAGCAATGAAGAAAACATCCTCGCTTCTGCTACAGTTGAAGAAACTTTCCCGCAAACTTTTGCTATCTACGACCTTAATCAGTTTCTCTCTGGTCTCTCTTTGTTTGACAGTCCTAGCTTGGTTTTTGACAATGACGACTATCTTGTTATCAAGTCTGGACGCTCTCGCGTTAAATACTACTTCAGCGACCCTGAAATTACTCTCAAGACTGCACCAGATAAAAAAGTCAACTACCCAGGATCTGATGTCACTTTTTCGCTGACAGCAACTGACATCTCTTCTTTGAATAAAGCTTCGAACGTTTACAAACTTCCTGACTTTGTAATTGATACCGAAGATGAAATCATTCTTTCAGTGAAAGACTTGGAGAATGATACCTCTCACGTTTATGATATTACAGTTGGTGGAGAGTTTGATGGCACTCATCACCTTCACCTAAAGGTTGAGAATCTACGATTGATGCAAGGTGATTATTCTGTTGGTGCTTCTAAACATCTGATTACAGAGTGGAAGCATTCTAATCTTGACCTTACTTACTACATTGCGCTTGAGCCTTGATGAAAAACTTTTTATGGGTGGAGGAATATCGTCCTCATACTATTGAAGATTGTATCCTCCCTAATTCGTTAAAGAAAGTATTTACTGGATTTGTTGAGCAAGGAGAGATTGCAAATCTCCTGCTCTCTGGTCCTCCTGGTATTGGTAAAACTACAGTTGCTAAAGCATTGTGCGAGCAACTTGGTCTGAGTTATATTGTTATCAATGGTAGTGATGAAGGTCGCTTCCTTGATACTATTCGTAACAAGGTGAGAAATTTTGCTACCACAAAATCTCTTGTTGGTGGTGGAGCACACAAAGTTGTTATCATCGATGAGGCAGATAATACTACTCATGATGTGCAACTTTCCTTGCGTACATTTGTAGAAGAATATCACACGAATTGTAGGTTTATTTTCACCTGTAATTTTATCAATAAAATTATTGAGCCGCTGCATTCTCGTTGCACTGTAGTTGACTTCAGAATTAAAAAGAGTGATGAGCAAAAACTTCAATCTCAATTCTTCGAGCGTCTCAAAGGCATCCTAGATTCTTCTGGAGTTTCCTATGAAGACAAGGTTATTGTCAAACTTATTCAGCGTTACTACCCAGACTGGAGGCGTCTTCTGAATGAAGCACAGCGTCATTCCGCTGGTGGGTCTCTTGATGCTGCGGTCCTTTGCGATATTGCCGATGTCAATCTTGATGAATTGATTCGTGCAATGAAGAATAAAGAGTTTACTACGGTGCGTAAGTGGGTGGTAAACAATATGGATAGTGACCCTAACACTATTATTCGCAAAATTTATAATACATTGAGTGAGGTGCTTGAAGGTTCTTCTATTCCTGCTGCTGTGTTGGTGCTTGCTAAGTATCAGTATCAGATTGCGTTTGTAGCAGACCAAGAGATTAATCTTCTCGCTTGTCTAACTGAAATTATGGTGGAGTGTAAGTTCAAATGATTGACTGGTCTCGGTTTGATTGGGAAACCTTTGAAGCATATATTGCACATTTCCAAGAAAAAACAGGTAAGACTAATTTTTCTGATGTTGGCACATCTTTGGAAATAGCATTACAACTTGCTTCTGATGGACAACTTGAAAGAATGGAATCAGATACTTATTATGATTTGTTTACGATAGAAGTTCCCTTGATTACTTTGCAGGCAAAGAAATCAAAAACTGATAAATTCATTCTAAAAAATAGTAGGAATGAGAGTAAAACAAAGCTTCAATTTGCTGATTATTATATGGTGTGTAACTATGATACTAGACAACTTTTTCAAATAACAGGACAAGAAGTAGAAAGAGTTATAATGGAAACAGGAACATATAAAAATAAAGATGTTTCCTGTGATATAACAAAATGCGAAAAAAATGTCATATGGTCTGGGAATGTTTGGAAAACTTTAAATGATTCTTCTGATAGTTGGTTTCAACGAAAGCATGATGCCTTCTATGATTTATGGTATAATTGTAAGAACAATGTCAAACAGCAATCTCCTCTAGGAGTTTTTATATAATGAAATCTTTGAAAACCCCTCTTCGTTATCCTGGTGGTAAATCTCGCGCCACCAAATATCTTCTACCTAAGTTTCCTGGAGACATCACAGAATACCGCGAGCCTTTTCTAGGTGGTGGTAGCGTCGCTATTGCATTCAGCAAGGAATACCCAGATGTTCCTGTGTGGGTGAATGACCTCTATAATCCTCTGTTTACTTTTTGGTCTATTCTGCGTGATGAAGTAGATGCTCTGTATGAGATTGTTAAGAGTGCCAAAGAAGATCTTGGTCCTGTGCCATCTAAAAAAGCAGACAAGAAAGAACTTCAGGAATACTATGATAAAGGTAGGGTGCTTTTCAATCAAGTGAAAGAGGAAATCAATCATCCAGAATCAGAAGATTTATATCGTGCCGCTGCTTTCTACATTATCAACAAGTGTAGTTTCTCTGGTTTAACTGAATCATCTGCGTTTTCTCCCCAAGCAAGCATTAGTAACTTCTCAATGAATAATATCGAGAAACTTCCTAGGTATTCTGAGATGATTCAAAACTGGAAGATTACTAATCTTCCTTACTGGGAGATGATGCAAACTCCTGCTCCCGTTGGCACCTTCTGGTTTCTAGATCCACCATATGATATTAAAGATAATCTCTACGGTAAGAAAGGAGAGTTACATAAAGGATTCAACCATCAAGAGTTTCATGCTTACATGACTCAGGGTAATGTCAAAGATGATTGGATGATTACTTACAACACTAATCCTACTCTCATGGAATGGTATCAAGACTATTATCAAACTAAATGGGATTTGACTTATACGATGCGTTCTGTAGGTGACTACATGAATGAGCAGAAAGACCGAGCAGAACTTTTGATTACTAACTATGACTTCTCCCAGCCTCAGTGATTATCTAAACTCAATCAATCAGAATAAAAAGAATATCATTGTGGATGATGATACCGAAAAAGCGTATCCACCTTTCATCATCAATAAATGTTTATCAGGATTTCTAGATACAGTTTTGTATGCGAATGAAATGAATCTCTATCCACACTTGGATAAGAAGATGCAATATGACTTTTTTATAAATAGTATCAGCCCAAGGAAACGTTTTAGTCCATGGGAAAAGAAATCTTCAATAGATTATCTTGATGCAGTCAAAGAATATTATGGGTATAACACCGATAAAGCTTTGCAAGCGTTGAGAATTTTAAATAAACAACAACTTGAAGAGATTAAACGCTTAGTAAATAAAGGTGGAAAACGATGACGACTGATGTAGAAGTAAAGTGGAATCAAGCTGATATGGTTGAGGTGACTCTCAATGAACCTGATGATTTTCTCAAGGTTCGTGAGACGCTTACTCGCATTGGCGTTGCATCCAGAAAAGAAAAGATTATCTATCAATCTTGCCATATTCTTCATAAACAAGGTAAGTATTATATCGTGCATTTTAAAGAGTTGTTTGCTCTTGATGGAAAGAAAACAAATCTTTCGCTCAATGATGTGCAACGTAGGAATAGAATCATTCAACTCCTTTCTGATTGGGGGTTGATTACAGTAGCAAAACCAGAAGCAATTGCTGATGTGGCACCACTCAATCAAATTAAAGTCCTTGCTTTCAAAGAGAAAGATGAATGGACGCTGGAAAGTAAATACAACATCGGCCGTAAGAAGACCGAAGTAACCGAATAATTTTGTAGGGGAGTCCACACTCCCCTTTTTAATGCTTTCTGATATATAATATTAAGAGATGCCTACGGGGTCTCGAAATAAAACTCGCTTATTTAAGGAGAAAACAATGACTACTAAATACACCTGGGATATCTATTCCCCATTTTCAGTAGGTCTAGATGATGTGTTTGATCGTCTAGAGGCAATGTCTGGGCACAACACCAGTTATCCACCCTACAATCTAATCAAACATGATGCTAGTAACTACGAAATTGAAATCGCTCTGGCTGGATTTAAAGCAAATGAGATTGAGGTCTCTACAGAACAAAACATTCTCAGAGTTGCCTCAAGACTTGAGAAACGAGATACTGAAAGAACTTACCTACACAAAGGTCTCTCCAAACGTTCCTTCAATAACTCCTGGCAACTAGCAGATGATGTGAGAATAACTTCTGTGGATTTTGTAGATGGTCTATTGACAATTGCTTTGGAAAAAGTTATTCCTGAGCATCAAAAGAAAACAACTTATACTATTAGAGCAGGTAAACAACAACTGTTGACTGAATGATAAATAGATGAGGGGAAACCCAAATATCGTCGGCAATCGGGGCACGGCTGGCAAATATCAGCCATTGCCCCCTTTTCATTTTTGTGCTATAATTATTTTAAATTGGAGGATAGTATGGTCCCTAAGGTTTTAGTGATGAAGACTGGCGAGCGAGTTATCGCTGGTGCTTCAGAAATGACAGATAACAATACTGGTAAAGGAATTTGTTTAGTGATGAAGTGTCCTTATATTCTGACACTCAATCCTAAACAAGATAACGAGAACGAGTATTCAGTTAATTTTAGTAAGTGGAATCCTTTCACTCCAGACAATACATTCAACGTTCCTTACGATGCAGTAATTTCTGTAAGCGATGTAGAGCAAGGAATCTTGGATGTTTATATGGAAAGATTTGGACAAGAATTATATTACGAGGAAAATGATGCAGAATCTGAAGTTGATCTTACTGAAGACGAATGAATCTTTGGTTGCACAAGTAGAAGAATTAGAAGTTGAATATGGTTTTCCTAATTGTAAATTAGTTGAACCATATCAAGTAGGCACAGATTATATCTATGAAGATGATTCTCGATGGGATCCAGAAAAACCAATGGATGACTACATTGCAAAACCTTGCCAGAAAAGGGTTGTGCTTGAGCGGTGGCCGTGGTATACTGACCAGAGAGAAGTCATTTTCCACTCTGATAATATCTTGACTATTCTTGCGCCCAACGCAGAATTAGTTAAAGCATATATCGATGTTGTGCCCACTGTGATAGAAGAAAAGTCTGATGAAGTTTTACAAGAACGTTGAGCAAGTTGGTAATAAAATTCTCGTCCGTGCCCACGAAAATGGCACGGACGTAATGTATAGGGAGGACTTTAAACCCTCCCTTTTTGTGTCTTCAAACAAACAATCAGATTATAAAACACTTGATGGTCGTAATCTTCGTCGTGTCATGCCTGGCACGATTGCAGATTGCAGGCAATTTGTGCAACAATATGCTGACGTAGAAGAGTTTGAAATTCACGGAAATACTAGATACTTATATCAATACATTAACGAAAAGTATCCAGGAGATGAAATCAAATTCGATAGCTCGCTCATTCGTGTCTTCACGCTTGATATTGAGACAGCAGCAGAAAATGGGTTTCCTAACATTCAATCCGCTGACCAGGAGATTCTTCTCATTTCTCTCCGTGATTCTTTTACAAATAGGATCACTGTCTGGGGAAGCAAAAGTTACCAGACTGAAGATAGACAGGTTGATTACATCCATTGCGACAATGAAACGAAACTCTTATCGTGCTTCCTTGGATGGTGGCAGGAAAATTACCCCGACGTAATCACTGGGTGGAATGTCCAACTATTCGATATTCCATACATCTGTCGCCGCATTGATAGAATCCTTGGAGAGAAGCAAACGAAACTTCTCTCACCTTGGAAGTTAATTTCTGACCGAGAGATTTACATTAAGGGTCGTAAAGAGATTGCTTATGATATTCCTGGCATCTCTTGTCTGGATTATCTTGAGCTGTATAAGAAGTTTACTTATACAAATCAAGAATCATATCGTCTCGATCATATTGCTTTTGTGGAGTTGGAGCAAACGAAACTTGACCACTCTGAGTTTGATACTTTCAAGGAATTCTATACAAAAGATTGGAATAAGTTTGTTGAGTATAACATTCATGACGTGCGCCTTGTCGATAGAATTGATGACAAGATGAAGTTGCTTGAGTTAGCATTCACTATGGCATATGACGCTAAGGTAAACTATGAGGATGTATATTCTCAGGTGCGTATGTGGGATAACATTATCTTCATCTATCTCGACAAGATGAAGATTGCTATTCCTCCTAAGCATCAGTCACATAAGGATGCTCAGTATGCTGGCGCATACGTTAAGGAGCCTGTGCCTGGTATGTATGACTGGGTTGTGTCGTTTGACCTTAACTCCCTGTATCCACACCTCATCATGCAATACAACCTGTCCCCAGAGACCCTCCTGCCCCGCCGTAGCAGCGTCAACGTGGACATGCTGCTCGCTAAGGAGCATGACACCTCAGACCTCGTAGGGGAGACCCTGTGCGCCAATGGGACGCACTACACCACCAAGTTTCAGGGATTCCTTCCGAAGCTAATGGAGAAGATATACGAAGACCGCACCATCTACAAAAAGAAGATGCTTGCTGCCAAGCAGCAGTATGAGAAGACTCCAACGATTGAGTTGAAGAAAGAAATCTCTCGCTGTAACAACATTCAGATGGCACGTAAGATTCAACTTAACTCTGCTTATGGTGCCATTGGTAATGAGCACTTTCGTTATTACAAACTTGAGATTGCTGAGGCGATTACTCTATCAGGACAACTTTCTATTCGCTGGATTGGTGATAGAATGAATGCTTATCTCAATAAAATTTTAAAGACAGAAGGAGAAGATTATGTTATTGCTTCAGATACTGATTCTATGTATCTTAATCTGGGCCCTTTGGTTGAGCGTATATACAAAGGCAGAGAGAAAACTCCTGAGAGCATTGTCACATTCCTTGATAAGGTCTGTAGCATGGAACTTGAAAAGTATATTGAAAGTTCTTACCAAGAATTGGCTGACTACCTCAACGCTTACGCCCAGAAAATGACGATGAAGCGTGAGAATATTGCTGAGCGTGGTTTCTGGACTGCAAAGAAGCGATATGTGCTCAACGTATGGGATAGTGAGGGTGTGCGTTATAACAAAGCAAAGATGAAAATCTGTGGCATGGAGACTGCTCGCTCATCTACTCCTTCTTACTTTAGAGACAAGTTGATACAAGCATACACAATCATCATCACCAAAACAAATGAGGAGTTGATTGAGTTTATTGACAACATCAAAGATGACACCAAAAAGCAAAATTATATGAATATTGCTTTCCCTCGTGGATGCAATGGGTTGTCAAAATACAAAAACAATGCTAGGATATACGAGAAGGGATGTCCTATACAAGTGCGAGGAGCACTATTGTATAACTATTACATCAGAAAAAATAAGTTAGAGCATAAGTATCCTATCATTCAAGAGGGTGAAAAGATTAAATTTATGTATCTAAAGACCCCCAATCCAATACAAGAGAATGTAATTTCATTCTTTCAACAACTACCTAAGGAATTTAACCTAGAAAAATATGTTGATTATACAATGCAATTTGAAAAGAGTTTCCTAGAGCCTCTTAAGAATGTGTTAGAATGTATTGGATGGCACCACGAAAGACGTGGCAATTTAATGAGTTTCTTTAGTTGAGGTATTATGAGTTTCTTACAATCTGTTATCAAGGAGTTAGATAATGAATTCGCAAGTGTTGTTGAAGATGGAGTCAGTGCTGGTGACTGCGAATCGTTTGTGGATACTGGTAGCTACATTCTTAATGCTCTCATTTCTGGGAGCATCTATGGTGGACTCCCAGCGAATAAAATCACCGCGCTTGCTGGGGAAAGTAGCACTGGCAAGACATTTTTCGCTCTCTCCATCTGTAAAAACTTTCTCTTCAGCAATCCAGACGCTCAAGTAATTTACTTTGAAACTGAGTCTGCTATCTCTAAAGATATGATGACTTCGCGTGGCATCGATGCTAAGCGTGTTGGTCTTGTGCCTGTTACTACGGTGCAAGAATTTCGCACTCAGTCTATTAAAGTGGTAGACGAGTATATGAAACTTAAGAAAGAAGACCGTCCACCACTTCTGTTTGTCTTAGACTCTTTGGGTATGCTATCTACTTCTAAAGAAGTTCAGGATGCAACTGATGGTAAAGAAACCCGAGACATGACCCGTGCTCAAGTTATCAAATCTATCTTTCGTATTCTGTCACTCAAACTTGGACAAGCTGGTATTCCACTTATTGTTACCAATCATACATATGAAGTAGTTGGTGCTTATGTGCCAACTAAAGAGATGGGTGGTGGTAGTGGTTTGAAGTATTCTGCTAGCAGTATTTTATTCCTTTCTAAAAAGAAAGAAAAGGATGGCACTGAAGTTGTTGGCAACATTATTAAAGTGAAGGCACAAAAGTCGCGCTTCACTAAAGAAAACTCAGGTATTGAAACGAGGCTTTTCTATGACGCACGGGGACTTGATAAGTATTATGGATTACTGGAGTTGGGTGAGAAATACGGAGTATTCCAACGCAAGGGCAATAGGGTTGTTGTTGGGGAATCTTCCGTTTATCCTTCTGTTATTCTTGCCGATCCTGAGAAGTATTTCACGCCCGAAATAATGCAAGCACTTGATGAGTGTGCTAAGAAAGAATTTCTATATGGAGTAGCAGATGAGTGAAAGAATCGAAACAACAATCCTACGCAACCTTCTCTGTAACGAGCAGTTTTACAGGAAGGTTGTTCCTTTTGTAAAACCAGATTACTTCAATGAGATTCATGAAAAAGTAATCTATGAAGAGGTTTGGAATTTTGCTAGCAATTATGAGTTGCTTCCTACTAAGGAAGTATTGACTATTAACGTAGAAGCAAGAAAAGATTTAAATGAGGAAGTATATCAAAACGCAATTAAAACAATTCAAGGTCTCAGTGATGAGTCGGTTGAATATAATTGGCTTCTTGATACCACCGAGAAGTGGTGTAAGGACAGAGCAATCTACCTCGCTCTCATGGAGTCAATCAAAATCGCGGATGACAGTAATAAGAAAGTATCAAAGGATGCGATCCCAGCAATCCTTCAAGAGGCCCTGGCAGTATCGTTTGATGAGCATGTAGGTCATGATTATGTAAATAATGTAGAAGAAAGATACGACTTCTATCATTTGAAAGAAGATAAGATTGCTTTTGACCTAGATAAATTTAATGCAATTACAAAAGGTGGACTTCCTAACAAGACATTGAATGTTGCTCTTGCTGGCACTGGTGTTGGTAAATCTCTATTCATGTGTCACTGTGCTGCTAATTGTTTGCAGCAGGGTAAGAATGTTTTATACATCACAATGGAGATGGCGGAAGAAAAGATTGCTGAAAGAATTGACGCTAATCTTTTGAATGTAAATATTAAAGACATTGGCACTTTGCCCGAAAGTATTTTTACTTCTCGTATTCAAGAGATTGGTAGAAAAACTCAGGGCCGCCTTATCATTAAGGAATACCCCACAGCATCAGCACATGTTGGACATTTCAAATCTCTGCTTAATGAGCTTCAACTGAAGAAGACCTTTAAACCAGATATCATTTTTATTGATTATCTAAACATCTGTGCCTCTGCTCGATACAAAGGTGCCATCGTAAACTCGTATACCTATGTCAAGGCAATCGCAGAAGAACTTAGAGGACTTGCAGTTGAGCACAATGTTCCGCTGGTATCTGCTACCCAAACTACTAGGTCTGGGTTTGGCAATAGTGATGTCGATCTCACTGATACTAGTGAATCCTTTGGTCTCCCAGCTACTGCTGATTTCATGTTTGCTCTCATCTCTACAGAGGATTTGGAAAAAGATGGTCATATTCTTGTCAAGCAATTGAAGAATCGCTATAACGATCCTACCTTCAATAAGAGATTCTTAATCGGAGTTGACAGAGCGAAGATGAAACTGTATAATGTAGAGGTAGCAGATTCTTCTATGGTCGTCATTGATGAAGAAGAATACGAATACGAAGAACCAAAATCACAAAACAAATTTAGCAAGTTTACCGAATTTATTGTATGACACGACAGATTGATTTTCATAAGTATGAGCACTTTGTAGATGCTGTGACTTCAAAAGCATCCAAAGATTTCGTCAACTTCGCAGAGCGTATTGGTGAGCTTGACCGTGAAGGTGCAAACATCGAGCGTCTGCTGACTGCTGGTGTTGGTATCAACGCTGAAGGTGGCGAGTTTTTGGAGATTATTAAGAAGATGATTTTCCAAGGCAAACCCTGGAATGAAGATAACAAGGATCACCTGCTCACTGAACTTGGAGATCTTATGTGGTATGTTATGCAAGCATGTATTGCACTGGAAACTCCCATTGATCAAGTGATTGCAAAGAATGTAGAGAAACTTGAAAAGCGTTATCCTGGTGGTGCTTTTGATGTATTTTACTCTGAAAATCGTTCAGAAGACGATAGATAATAGTAAACAATAGATAAAGATGGTAGCTGAAACAGATCTATTTGAAGCAGCATCTATTGTTGCTTTTTATCATGCTGTAGAAAAGGGAGCAGACCTAACTGCAAACCAAG